AAGTCGGCCCCACGGAGGAAAAGATGGGAAATCCTGAACAAAGCTTTGCCGTACCGATTCCAGGCCCGATCAAAAGACAGGTTGATAAGGGAATGGAGCTACTGAAGCAGGCTGCCGAAGATACCGCTAAGGCGACCATCGACCCGGCTACAGTATTGCCCGCAGCAATTCCCGAAACGAAACCTGTTGTACCCGCCGCGCAGCAGGACAAAGCGCCTGCCGCCCCGCCCGTACCGATCGGCCAGGATGTCCCTGTCGTTGCAGCGGACAAAGCGCCCCCGCAGCCCGCCGCTCCCGTTCCTGCCCAACAGCAGAATGTGGACCTTGCACAGATCAACGCAACGGTTCAGAAGCTTACCAACGAGTTGAACACCCTTCGCGGCAAGTACGACTCGGAGGTTCCGAGGCTTCACACCCAGAACCGGGAGCTTGACAACCAGTTGCGGCAGGCTCTGCAGGAGAATGCGCAGTTGCGGCAAGCGCAGCAGCAGACGCAGCAGTTGTCGGAAGGTGCCTTGAAGTGGTTTTCGGACGAAATCAATCCTGAATACGCCCAAAAGCTTCAAGAATTTGTGGCCGGAGTTGTCTCTCCTCTTCAGCAACAGGTAGAAGGGGCCAAGCAGGAGACGGCGGAAAGCAGGAAAGAGCAGTTTTATGCCGAGATCACCAGGGCCCATCCCGATTGGCGAGAAGTGAATCTTCGGTGGCTCGAATGGCTCGTTACTCCCATGCCGCCTTTGTATCAGGAGACATTCGACCAGGCACTTCAAAAGGCTCAGGCAAGTCTGAATGCGAATGCCGTTATCAGGATTTTCCAGGCGTTCAAGGATCATGAGGCGTCCCAGCAACAGGCAGCCCAAGCGGCACTTCAACCCGGCCCTGTTGTTCTGCCAGGAAGTGGCGGAGGGGGTGGGACTCCCGTACCCGAAAAACGCAGGTACACCCAGTCTCAAATTCAGTTGTTTTACAACGAATTGCGCAAGATCAGAACCGGGAACCGATCAGTTTACACCCCGGAGCAGGCGGCAGCTCTCGAGCAGGACATCTACGCCGCCCAGCGGGAAGGACGGGTCGACCCGGGCTAACCCATTTTTTGATGAGGAGTTCTGCCATGAAAACATTTCTTTCTCGAATCAGCGCAGTACAGTGGGGTCTGATGGCCCTTGCCGTAATCTGCGTGTTGTTTGGGTACCATGAGGCAGGAGTCGCCCTGTCCGTCGGCGTACCCATTTCTGCAGACAACCCCGCCGTTTATGGTTCGGGCGCATACCCGAGCCGGCGCGGCATTTTCATTCCTGAGTTGTGGAGTGGCAAACTTCTGGAAAAATTCTATGCCTCTACCGTCTTTGGGATGATCGCAAATACCGACTGGGAAGGCGAGATCAAACAGAAGGGCGATACGGTTCATATCCGTCAGCGTCCTGACGTAACGATTTCGGATTACGAAAAAGGCGATACCATCGTTTACGAAGACCTCGAATCGGCGCTTGTCGATTTGACGGTGGACTATGCAAAACTGTTCGCCTTCAAAATCGATAAAATCGACGAGAAACAGGCCGATGTTAAACTGATGGACATTTGGGCCGCCGATGCTGCCGAACAAATGAAGATCGCCATCGACAAGGTTGTTCTCGGCGCCGTTTATACCGGTGCCGCAGCGACCAACCAGGGTGCAACCGCCGGCAAGTACAGCGTCAATATCAACCTCGGCACCGAAGCTGCCCCGCTGTCCATCGACAAAACCAACGTTCTTGATCTTCTGGTTGACCTCGGAACCGTTTTGGACGAAGCGGACGTTCCCGAGTCTGGCCGCTGGGTTGTTCTGCCGCCTGCCCTGTGCGGGAAAATCAAGAAGTCCGATTTGAAAGACGCAAGCGTTACCGGGGACGGAACCTCCGTGCTTCGTAACGGGCGACTTGGCGTTATTGATCGGTTTACCCTGTTCTCCTCAAACCACCTGACCAAGGTGACCGATGCGGGGACGAGTAAAAAATCCTGGCAGATCATTGCAGGCACCAACCATGCGATCACGTTTGCCAGCCAGATCACGGAAATGGACTACCTGCCCAAACTCGAAAGAACCTTCGGCAGCGCAATGCGCGGACTGAACGTGTTCGGGTTCAAGGTAGTCAAAGGCGATGCAATGGCGAGGGCTTGCGTCGAAGTGTAGTTTTCCTGGTCTGTTGTGTAATTGCCCGGTTCTTTTCGAGGGACCGGGCACTTTTTAACAAGGAGTATCAGCCATGCGAACCAAATTTGTAATGTCGCTGTTTCTGGCCCTGTTCATGGTTTCTTCGGCCTTTGCCGAAAACCTTGGCAAGGTCAATTTCGATACCAGCCCGATTATCACGACTGCCGTTACCGTCGCCACTGGTGCCAGCGCCGGGGTGTCTGCCGGTTCGGTCAATCTCGGAAGCGGTGCGGTCCTACTTGGCATCTACTCCACCGGCAATCAGGATCAGTTGGTTGATAATGTCACCCTGACGACCCTTACCGCTTCGGTCGATACGATCACCCTGACCGATACGGACCCCGTAGCTATTACCACGACTGCCGCTCATGGGCTCAGTACCGGCGACAGGGTATGGATTACCGGTGTTGTCGGGACAGTGGAGCTCAACAGCAATTGGTGGCAGGTCACCGTAGTGGATACCGACGACATCACCCTGGTTGGAACCGATAGTTCCGACTTTACCGCCTACACAAGCGGCGGGACTTTAACCAGCGAAAAGGGTAAGATAACCGTAACCCTGGGCGCAGCAGCAACCGCGGACAATACGTTCAACGTCACCACGTTCAAGAACAAGTGGAAATAAAGCGAAAAGCGCCCACTAAATAAGGAGAATATGCAATGGCACAGATCGAGTACCTTTACAATCCGGCCAACAAACAGGTGTTCAACGCGACTCCCGAGCTTATCAAGCAGATGGACAAGTTGAAACTGATTGAATGCCCGGAGGAAATTCTCAAAATTCGCCGGCCTGACCTTTTTGGCGAAGTCTCCATTCCGCAGGCGCCGGCACCCCCGGCGATTCCGCTTGCCAAAACTCCCCCTCCGGATGAAAAGGAAGAGGATCAGGGCCAGTATCTCAACCCCGAAGGACAGGATGAAGGGCTGAATACCTCTGTTGGTATCACGATGGACCCCAACCGCATGACACTGCTGGTTGAAGCCATCGGTCAGCTTGACCCCAACAACAAAGAGCACTACACCAACGCCAACAAACCCGACGCTAAAGTGCTCTCCAAGATGCTGAATTCCGATGTTCGTGCAGCAGAGCGCGACTTTGCTTTCGCCGAGTACCAGCGCCAGACCAAACAGGATTGATAACCTCCAGGGGGCTTTGACATGAAGGCTGATGTTCTTGCACAAATTGTCGCCGATATCCTCATGGACACCGCAAAAGTGCGGTGGAAGCAGCCGACCCATGAGCGCAATCTTAACGCGGCAATCAGGGAGATTATCGACCTTCGGCCCGATGCGTACACCAAGGTGCGCAATCTTAACCTCACCGCAGGAACGGAGCAGGCCCTCGCAGCCGGGGGCCTGTATCTTTCCAAGGTCATCTGCAACATGGGCCTTACTGGCGCAGCGCCCGGGATCTCCCCGCGGAGAATCGACCTTGAAACGATGAATGCAACCAGACCCAACTGGCGATCCGATACAGCAAGCGCAATCGTTCGAAACTATGTGTTTGATCCCAAAACACCCAAACGCTTCGAAGTATGGCCTCCGCAGCCGAACCCGGGCGGTTACATCCGGATTCTTCAAACGGAGTATCCCACAGAGGTTCAGCTTGGCAAGGGCGTCGACTTTCCCCTGGATGACAAGTTCATCAATGCGGCAATTCAGCTCTCTCTGTATTGGGGCTGGCAAAAGGCTGTAGGTGGGGACCTGAATCGCTCTGCATACCATCGTAAAGAAGCCCTGCAACTTCTCGGAGTTTCTGGGATGGCGCAGCAGGCTCAAGCCAAAGGATAGAGAGGACAAGATGAAAGATTCGTGGATTCAATCGCTGTTCAGAGGCCGCACGGGGGCGGCAGTTCTTGCCGTCGCTTCCGTTCTTTTATCAACTTACGGCGTTTCCGCCGACGATCAGGCAACGTTTAAAAATCTGGTTGTCGAAGGAGCTCAGGTCATTACGGGCGTAGGAGCTGCCGCAATGGCTATCGTTTCCAAAGTGCGAGAGGGTATGCGCAAAGGGTAAGGGGGTTCGTCATGACTTTCCCGAAGCTGCAGGCAGGGGACGTATTCGGAACGCGAAATCCGATGGCGCTTGGGACGATCATCAACGCCATGCAGCGGTTCAATTCCTCGGACGGGGAAGCCAGATACAGTCATTCGGGAATTGTTCAAAACGAACTTGGCTTGACCCTCGAGGCCCTTTGGACGGTGGCCGAAGCCAACATTTTTCAGAAATACGGCGGCAAGCAAGTAATTATCGCCCGCCCCAGGACAACCCCTCAGAACGTCGAGATTGCCTTGAGCGTTTTGAAAGATACCTACATGGGCCGGTGGTATCCTCTGTGGCGCCTGCCGTTTCACGTTATCCCCCCGGTTGCAAAATACTTGACCGCTGGCGGTCGCTGGCTTGTTTGTTCGGAGCTTGTAGCCAGATACGAATTCATGTTGTCGCTCAGACACGGGCAGTTCACGGGAACAAGCCCCGATACTTTGGCCGACGAATGGCACCACTGGAAGGAGTTCGACGTTATTTTTGAAGGCATTTTGCCGAGAGAAAGGAGTTCAAAATGAAAAAGGGATGGATTCTGTGTTTGATTCTGGCCGTTACTCTTCTCGGATGTTCTTCGACCGCGCTTCAGAACGTTGGCGATGGTAAGGTTGATGAAGTCGAAGCCAGCATTATCAGGGTTTCCGTCGGAGCAGCCTTGACCGCATTTCCCCAGGCCATAGCGCCTGCCTATGCTGTATCTACCGCCCTGCTTCAGGGAGTCGATGCCGGCCAACTCGTTGAACTCGGAGGCCTTCAGGCTGCCGCAGAAAGCAAGATCGATAAACTTGATCTTCAGCCGAATGAGCGCCAGTCCGCCATTGAACTGTATGGGGTAATCAAAGCCGAAATCAAGGCGAGGCTGGACAAACTCGGCGTTGCCGCACCGGAACAGCGCCTTGTTGTCGTCAGAACGATTATCCAGATTGTCAAGGAAGCGGCAGGAGCAAGGCTTGGTCTGAGCGTTCAAAAAAGTACGCGCTATTTTGACACTCTGCAAAAACGGCTTGTTGAACAGGCGGAGTCGAATCGAAGAGAGTTTATCGCTTCTGCTGGGTTTGACCCCACCCACACAACGGTGATTATTGATAGGCTGGATGATATTTATTTGTCCGATCCTATCCCGTGTTGCTACCACTAAGGGATATTGAATACTTTATGAATCAAAAGGGGGCGGGCCACTGGCTTCTGCCCCCTTTTTTTAAAGGAGTGCCATAAAATGCCCGAGTTCGCCGATATGATCAATCTTGTGGCCCCTGAGTTGCCCGGGTGTCCCGATCCTCTGATTGAAAAAGCCTTTTTGGATATCTCCCGCATTTTCTGCCGCGATTCAACCGTCTATCGGAAAGAACTCACTCCGGTTACCTTGGTTTCCGGCCAAGGCGATTACGTGCTTGTTGCTCCTGACAATTATGAGGTGATCAGCATAAGCCAGGCTTGGTATAACGGTATTGCCCTTTTGCCCTTGACGAGGCGACCCGTAAGAAAACCGACCGGCAACGCTCCGTCCTATTACCTTTCCTCTGGAACTAATGCAATCGGCGTTCACCCTATTCCCAACGATATTGCAGCCGGGGGCGAGGTAGAAGTTGAAGGCATCCTTCGCCCGACCCTGGACGCTACCGGAGCCGCTGAAGAAATCCTTGAGCGGTGGGAGGATGAAATTGTCGCCGGGGTTCTCTCGAGGCTGATGTCGAACACGAATAAGGCATGGAGCAACCCGGACGGGTCAATGAGGCATGCCATATCGTTCAGGCGTGGCGTCAGCAAGGCTCTTCTTCAGTCCCATCGCGGCAACACGCCTTTTGCCGCTAGAGTTTACCCCGAGGTGTTCTGATGTTTATTCGCCAGGAAAAATTCGGGGGAGAGATCCCCAAGGTCGCCAGCAACCTGATTCCTTCCTCTGCCGCCAAGAGGGCAAAAAACTGCCGGCTGACGAGCGGGAACCTTCGGGCTATCCGGGGCAATACCTTTGTTTGGACCCCTACCAAGGCAGGAACCATCAAGACGATTTATCGGTACCTCTCCAATTTCTGGTTTCATTGGCTTACCGTGGTTCATTTGATCAAGAACCCCTTGGCCGCAGAAACCAATGACCGCGTTTATTGGACCGGGGATGGAGTGCCGAAGATCACCGATTCCGAGATTGCCACAAGCGGAGGTGGAACGGATTACCCCAACAACAGTTATTCGCTATTCATTCCGGTTCCAGATACGGCCCCGACGTTGACCGCGGGAACAGGGGATACGTGCGATATATCGGAACTGTCCGATCGCTCTTACCTGGTAACCTTCGTTCGGCTTATGGGCGGAATTGTCGAAGAAGGAGCTCCGGGCCCCCTGTCAAACGTAGAATCCATGTGCCACGATCAGCAAGGCCTTTTATCAAGCCTTCCGCAGCCGCCATCGGGAACGAGCAACATCACCCACATTTACATCTACCGCTCACTTGCCGGAGCCCTGCATCATGTTGGGACCGT